GCCAACGATGCCAAAAAAGGGCAATTTTGCAATCCAAAGACACAACAAAACGGGTTAAGTGGTGCTGTTCAAATGTGGCCAACACCAATGAGTACGGAACACAAAGCCAATCGTCAAACACGGGAAAATCATCAGAATGGATTGACTCAAGCGGTATTGCAGGCAGAAACCAAGATGTTACCGACTCCATGCAATCGGGATTACAAGGGGGCGGTGAAGTCTGGCAAACGGATAACAAAATCGGGCAAAACGCAGAATTATGGCGAACAGCTGCCAAACGTAGTTGGTGGACAGTTGAACCCAACGTGGGTCGAGTGGCTAATGGGTTGGCCGGTAGGGTGGACAGACTTAAAGCCATTGGTAATGGACAAGTCCCTTTATGTGCAGCAACTGCATGGGAGTTACTTAAATGAGTGACTACTCGCCTCATCCTGCCATAGAGTACATTTGGGACAACGCACCTCATTACGCCAAGGCAAAGGGCGAATTGGCGCAACTGGAGGCGTTTAAATCAAGCCTAAAGGCTATTCTGATGAAGAAGTCTGGAGAAACCACAGCAGCTGCCCAAGAGCGTGAAGCATACGCTCACCTTGATTATCAAAACTTATGCGATGCAATTGGGGCGGCAACAGAACAAGTTGAATTGCTTAAATGGAGATTGGAATCTGCAAAAATGAGATTTGAGGCGTACAAAGTAGAACAATATAGCAACAAACAAATTGACAAAATGGTAAAATAGATTACCGCAGCAACTACCTTTAGCGGGGGAAAAGACGATTCATCACCGTTCTGTTGCTGCACTTTCGTGATGACTTTGCCTAGATGGGGTGAATTATGATTACTCAAAAACTTTTATTAGAATTGTTTGAATACAAAGATAATAAGTTGTATTGGAAATCTGACCGAGCTGCAAATAGAAACAAAGGTAAATCTGCAGGTTGTTTAGATGGCAGGGGTTACTTACAAACAAAAATTAAAAATGTTTTGTTTAAAAATCATAGGTTAATTTTTTTGATGCAACATGGATATGTGCCAAACATCATTGACCATGTAGACGGAAACCCGTTAAACAATAAAATAGAAAATTTGCGCCCAGCAACTATTTCGCAAAATGCAATGAATGCAAAAGTTTATTGCACTAACAAATCAGGCGTACAAAATGTTTCTTGGCATAAAAAAGCAAAAAAGTGGGAAGTAAAGTTGCAAATTAAGGGGAAAAGAATACATTTTGGTGCTTTTGACGATATTGAATTAGCCGTAGCAGTTGCAAAAGCAATTAGAAACAAACATTACAAAGAATTTGCGGGGTATCAATGATCGACTATTCTGAAAGCCTGATTAAACTTGCCGTACTGGTCGCTCATTACCGTAAACTTGTTCTCAAAGGTCAATTTGACGCAGCAGCTGACGCAGCCGTGGATATGCAGATTGCTGTAGTTAATCTACAAGAATGGACTGAGGCTCAATGTACCGAAATCCCAAACTCTTAGTAGCCTGCCGACAGTTGCCGTGCCAACTCTGCGAAATTGAGGACGGTACGGTTGTTGCGGCGCACAGTAACCAACTAGCTGACGGCAAGGGCAAAGGCATCAAAGCGTCAGATTACAGGGTAGCGGCGCTATGCTTTAGCTGCCACATGGACTTAGATCAAGGTAATAAATTGAGCAAAGACCAACGCAGGGAGTTTTGGGAAATGGCGCACCGACGCACGATTGGCGAGTTGTTTGAGCGCAACCTGATTAAATGCTAGCCACGCTGCAACTTCCCTTGCCACCATCAGTAAACGCTTACTGGCGCAATTTTAGGAACAGGACAATCCTATCAAAAGCCGCTAGGCGTTACAAACAAACCGTCAAAGATTACGTTTTACTGAACAAAATCCCGTATTTTGGCGATGCCAGACTTCAGGCCATTATCACGATATTCCCACGGGATAAACGCAGTATTGATCTTGATAATCGCTTAAAAGGACTATTTGACTCTTTACAAGACGCAGGTGTGTTTGATGATGACAACCAATTTGACACAATAAGAATTGGCAGGGGGGTGATTAAATCAGGCGGCGGTTGTACAATTGTGATAGCTACCATGTGAGGCCACGATGGACTATCCTGCCGTTTTCGTTGCAACCTTGTTCCACAGCGGGACAAACGCACACTTCATGCACTTGCAAACAGACTCTTATGCCAAGCATAAAGCGTTGCAAAAATACTACGAAGGCATCATTGATCTGACCGACAGCTGGGCCGAAGCATATCAAGGGTGCTACGAGCAGATCAAAAGCTATCCTAAAGATTTTCATTTAGCCACAGATCCCGTCAAATACATCACAGGTGTCAAAGCCTTTGTAAAGGACATTCGTGACGAATTGCCTAAAGACACAGAGCTACAGAACATCATTGACGAGATTGCGGGACTTATTGATTCAACACTTTACAAGCTAAAGGCGTTCAAATGAAAGCTGGACTCTACGCAAACATTCTTGCCAAACAGGAACGGATCAAAGCAGGCAGCGGCGAACACATGAGAAAGGTAGGCTCACCAGGCGCACCTACGGCTAAAGACTTTAAAGAATCAGCCAAGACAGCTAAAGACGAGAAGAAATGACAGCGGCTTGGCAACGCAAAGAGGGGCAAAACGCTGCTGGCGGTTTAAATGCCAAGGGTCGAGCAAGTGCCAAAGCGGAAGGCATGAATCTCAAACCACCAGTCAAATCAGGTGATAATCCAAGACGAGCTAGTTTTCTAGCACGGATGGGCGGCACGGCAGGCCCGATGGAGAAAGACGGGAAACCGACTAGACTAGCGTTAGCACTTAAAGCATGGGGCGCATCAAGCAAAGAAGATGCCATTGCAAAAGCACACGCTATTAGCAAACGTAATAAGTAAGCTAAACTATCTCATAGACTTAAACTATCACAATTGGATAAGTTAATGACACAAGCTAAAGTAGCTAAAACTAGATCAAGGATTGGTGGTCGAGCTGTAGGTACGCCTAATAAGTCCACAGCGAAGGCTAGAGAGGCGATCGCAGCGTTCGTCGATGGTAATGCACACCTATTGCAAACGTGGCTTGAGCAGATCGCTGTGGATGACCGATACGGGCCAAAGACAGCGTTTGAATGTTTCATGGCTGTCGCTGAGTACCACGTTCCCAAACTTGCACGAACCGAACATACTGGCGCTAATGATGGCCCAATCGAATTGGTGGTCAAGTGGCAAGACGGGAAGTAACTTTACCGTATTCGCCTAGACAGGCATTTAAACCTTTTCACGATAGGAGTGAGCGCTGGGCTTGCCTCGTTGCCCACCGTCGAGCAGGCAAAACAGTTGCAGCCATTAACGACATTATCAGAGCTGCGCTTATGTGCAAAAGCCCAAATCCCCTATTTGCCTACATTGCACCGTTTCGCAGCCAGGCTAAGTCTGTAGCTTGGGATTACCTCAAACACTTTGCCCAGCCTGTCTTAGCGACGAGCAACGAGGCCGAGCTGACCGTTGAGTTAGTAACGGGCGGCAAGATCCGTTTGTTCGGTGCTGATAACGCTGACGCTATGCGAGGCTTGGGCTTTGATGGCGTGTTTATGGATGAGTACGGGGACTTTAGACCGAGCGTTTGGGGTAACGTAATCAGACCAACATTGTCAGACAAGCAGGGCTGGGCGGTCTTTGCGGGAACTCCGAAAGGCAAAAACCAGTTTTGGCAGATATTTGAAACAGCACGACGAACGCCTGACGAGTGGTTTCACTTAGTCTTAAAAGCTAGTCAATCTGGACTGTTGCCTGACACCGAGCTACGGGCAGCCGCGGCACAGATTAGCGATGACCAGTTCCTACAAGAGTATGAGTGTTCGTTTGAGGCGGCTATCCTTGGCGCTTTCTATGGCGAGGACTTACGCAAGATCACAGACGCTGGACAAGTTTGCAGGGTTGACTACGATCCACACCTACCCACATACACGGCTTTCGACTTAGGTTATCGAGATGACACGGCGATTTGGTGGTATCAGGTCGTTCGTAACGAAATCCACATCATTGATTATTTTGCAATAAGTGGTGCAAATATCGCAGAAATAGCTAAAATAGTGATAGAAAAGCCGTATAAATACGCAAAACATTACCTACCGCACGATGCAAGGGCGAAAACACTAGCAGCAGCGGGTAAGTCGGTTATTGAGCAATTAGCAGAGTTTTTAGGCATCAACAACATGGCGATTGTGCCTGATTTGTCGGTGCAAGACGGGATTCAGGCGGTCAGACAGATGTTGCCAATGTGTTGGTTTGATGCTGAACGCACGCACGATGGGCTTGAGGCACTAAGACAATATCAGCGGGAATACGACGAGGATAAGAAAGCGTTTAGGCAAACACCGAGGCATGACTGGACGAGTCACCCAGCAGATGCTATGAGAATGTTAGCGATTGCTTGGAGGTTAGAGCCAAAGGTTAAGCCGCCAGATGTTGAGAAACCGTTAATGGTCGGGCCTGAGAACACAGTAACTTTAAATGATATGTGGGCAACCCACACAAACCAACGGAGTAGAAGATTATGAGTGGCGTATCAAATCCTTATCGTTATTTTTATGAACACGTTGCAGCGAGCCAAACGGCACAAGTTTTAGGTGTGACTGGCGCAGTTGGTGACTATCTTCACCGCATCGTCATTACTGTGGCTACAGCTGCAACCGCAGCGGTTCAGATTGTCGATGGCACAGGCGCAGGCATCTTGACGCACACGATTCTGCCAAACTCACCA